CGGGTTTCGCCTCTCATGCGATCCCACAGTGTTGGTACTTGTTGCATAGTTAGATTTGGTTTAAAAGGTCTTGACGTGCTTGGAGGTATCTGCCGTAGAGTTCGTAGTTGAACGTCAGCGGCCTTTTGGTTTCGCTGGATGAAGGCGTTGCGGTTCGTTCCAGCATGTAGCGGATGTGGCGATGCCACGCGTAGAGGTATGCGGGGATGAAGTTCATGGTTTGGTTGGGTTTAAGGTTGGCATTGGTAGAGGTGTTGATGAGCGTTGGAAGCGGATGAAGCGAAACCAGTCGCGGTGTTGGCTGCGAAATAGCGCGTCTACAATTTGACGTGTCCGCGTCGGGTTGCTGTTTGACCGGAACGGATATTCGGCGTGCATTGCGTACATCCCGCTGGGCAGCTTGTGGATGTAGGCCTCAACGATATTGCCGTTGTCAAGGGTGATGGGTGTGTGAGCGATGATGTCGTGGTTCATGGGGTTGGTTTATAGGGTTAACGATTGGTGAGGTTGGTAAGTTGGTTTGCATCTACAAGGAGGCGGTAGCCTTTCACTTCTACCTCTACCCAATTCATATAAGGGCAGTAGGTGTCAAAGTGTATAAAGGTGACTTTGTTGCATCCTGCTTGGCAAGTATCAGGCTGAGTGCCTACGTAAAAAATTGCAAGTTGTTGATTGAGGTGGTTCATGGGTTGTTTTTTTTAGTTGGTTAAATTTCTACCGTTTTGGTATATGCAAATATACATACATATATATATACGATACAAACTTTTTTTATTTTTTTTTTCTGCGTTTTTAGCGCGCAAACGCACTTTTGGACAAAACTTGTCCAACGCCCCCAATTTCCAAGCCTTGATTTTCCGCGCTTACCTCAACCGCGCGAATAAAACGACGCTGGCGAGCAGTCCCAAAATCGCTCCAACAAGCAGTATCGGCCACCTGCTTTTGCGCTTCTTCGGCTCAACAACGACAGTGCGCTCTACGATTGTCGTGTCGCGCATTATTAAGCGTTCTACGACCGTATCTCTGCGCAGGCGTATGACAATGCCACTGCCTGAATTTGCTACGCTTAAAACGCTTGTTTTCGCACTGTCGCGCAGGGCGAAGCGGCGCACAACTCCAGCGCTGTCGCAGAGGTCGGGGAGCGTCAACTCCGTCAAGCTGCCAGCGGTCACGACTTGCCGGTCAGTATGAACGATAGCACTGGTGCGGATCACCTCCGCCGGCTTCCGGCAGCAGCCAAAAAGCAGGAGGCTAAATATGAGCGTACTCCTGCGTAGCATTGAACGATGGGCAGGCTTTGGCTACTTTCGGAAAGTCACGGTGGCCGAGGATTTTAGCCGCTGGGTACTTGGCGCGCCACTCATGCAACACCTGTGAGAGTGCGTCTTTCTGTCCTTGCGTGCGATTGTCAACCGGGTTGCCTCTGCTGTCAACGCCGCCGATGTAACTGATGTGGAGGCTCACCGAATTGTAGCCGGCAACGCCGTTGCACACGGTGTCATCGGGTGCCAGCGTGATGACTTCGCCGTTGGGTTTCACGACCTTGTGGTAGCCGGGTGACTTCCACTTCAGGTTTGTCCGCCAGTAGTTTTGGATTGAATCGATTGTAGTTGAGTGCGGTGTCGCGGTGCAGTGTACTACGAGGTATTTGATGTTTCGCATTTGGCCTGTTTAGGTTGCAAAATTACTTAATTCCATCGATTTCGATGGGTTAAAGCTTACACCCCATAAGGTATAAATCAATGCGCCTCCTACCACTTTACACCCTATCGGGTACTGGTCGTCGTGAACGTCGCATCAATGACGCGAGTGTCTATTTTCTTGGTGTTCAGGTGGATCAGTTTCAGCTTCATCCAGTAGCCGCCCAATGGCTTCGGTGGCCTGCCTCTTTCAACGTGGAAGCCTCCAACGCCGCCATCGTATTCCTCCTTGTATGTCGCTGTACGAATTTGGTGCAGAGGCCGTTGTTTGATCATATAGTCGCTTCGGTTAAGGTAGGTGATGACGTTGACATGATGGTACAACTCATGCACGTGACCTTGCCAAGTGCAGTCGTAGCCTTCCACCATCGCCATAATCCGCTGGTCTTGGATGACGCCTTTGGTCACTGGGCCGCCTCCGCCTGATCCGTGGAAGTAGTGCATCGCAAAGCGTGTGCGGTGGTTGACTTTAGCACTGTGCGTGAATCCGAACAGGATCGCGCCGCCGTATCCGCCGAGCTGAACGTCGGTCTTGCACTCGTGGTTGAGTAGTGTGACGAACATCTGCAATGCGTCAAACTCGACATTGCGGATCACACTGGTCTCGTGGTTGCCATAGCCGATCAGCGCGATGTGCTTAGCGTAAGGTTTGAACCACTGCACCGCGTCGTTCACGACGGCTTGCAGGTAGTTGCCCTGGTTGTGTTCCGGTCTGATTTCATCCTTTCCCCTGCGTGGATCGCCTCTGCCCTGCATCAGGCAGAACGTGTCGCCGTTCATGATGATCTTTGCGCCTCTGCGCACGGCTTCGTCGAGGTGGCATTTTAGCAGGTCGCGATCGCACTTTGGGTTATCCCAGTGCAGGTCGCTGACCAGCAGAAACTCCGCCTCCTTCCCTTCGCAGTCGAAGGTGTGAACATTCGCCGCGCGTCGGGTTATTTTCATGTTAGTTGTTTGGTGTGCTTTTCAGCAGCTTCATGATTCGCACCTCCAGCACCTCCGTAATCTTAACACCCGAAAAGCCGACGATGAAGGCGAGGCCGTACTCGATGTTCGGTGCTTGTATGTTTAGGATGCCGATAATAACTGGCGCGATGTAGGTGGCGGAGAGCGTGCCGCTAAGGACTGCGATCAGCTGCAGTTTCCAGTTCTTCATCTTGGGGGCAAGCAGTAGTGCGCCGAAGAATCCGGCGATGGTTAGGCCGAGGTTGATGCCGATTGATTTGAGGAAGTCGATCATTGTTAGTCTTCGTTTAGTGTGTTGTTCAAGTCGTCGCGCTCGGTGTAGTCCTTGCCGTACTGCTCATCCCAACCGAGGAAGGTATGCACCCCGACAGGCGGAGGCCAGCACTCGAAGGGCAGGTAGGCAGGTTCAGGCTCTGCGTCCCAAAGAATGTCGACGCAATATGTGCCCTCAATGATGCCGAGCGGCACTGCGAAACCTTGCGGCACTGGTAGCGCGGTGAATGTCGCTTCGTTGGGGAAGGCGTATTTGCGGAAGGTCGGCATTTATAGTCGGGTTAATTCGGCGAGTTGGTCGTTAGATAGCCGCGTGGTGTAGAGTGCAGCGGCGCGGATGCGGTCGTTGAGGAAATTCGTTGAGGCACTCGTTCCAATCTTGCCTAAAAAAACAGAAGTGCAGGCAGGCACTCCACCGCTACTATCAGTGCCAATTTGTGTGCCGTTGACGTAAAAGGCGAAGTCGCCACTCGCATAAGTCAATGCACACTTGTAAACACCATTAACCTGCCCTGATGCTGTGCTTATATCAACAACATCGGCACTTGCCGTTGTCACTATTGCCTGCAACGTGCGATTTGCACCTACCTGTATCATAATGCGCTCATTGCTCGTTCCGTTTGAACAGGTTAATATACGTCCACTTGCTATCCAGTTTCTTAAATCCACCTCCGCATAAATCGTCCCCTCGGTTTGGCCTATCAGCCCACTCACGAGCGCACCCGATGCGCTGATGACATCAGCGGCACGGCTGACTGCTCCTGACGTTGTGGGGATGTATGTGGTCGCGACGCTGCCTAATTCACCTTGCGCACCCCAAACATAAAATTCTGCGCTTAAATCATTGCCTTGATTTTGTCGGAATCCAAAGCCCAGTAACTCTCTATTCCCTGATGCTAAAGTGCTGACTTTTGTTGTTTCAACTCTCTGCCAATCATTAGTGAGTGTAACCAAAATCATGTTTATAATAGCACTTCCATTCCATTGCCACACATTTATCTGCTTTCCAACTTGATTGCTATCTTTTGCTCTTATGTAAATTGTGCTTGTATATGTTCCAGAAACCGCTAAATTTTGTATTTGAGATACATAAGTTGAACTGCCCGTAGAGCCTGTAACGTTAAGCCTTGTCATTGACACTAATGATGCGCTCTGCGTGCCATCAGGAGCAATAATTCCTGATACATTATTCTGAACCGAAGTGCTTGTCCCTTGTAAACTTGCTGAATCAAACCATTGCGAAAAAGTTGATACAGTTCCGCTTGTTATGTTTTGACTTTGAAACACCAAATTCTGCCCACTCGCCTCCACCAACAAGCCGGGACACGACTGCCCCAGCCAATCGATGCGCGGCACTCCCGATGCGACGCTCTCAATCAAACCGCTGCTATTCACGCGCGTCGCCGTAGTGTTGCGACTGACGGTGAAACGCATCGTGCTATCCTCGGCCACAAACGGAGGCACGTCTTGGTATAGGTTGCCGGCCTTGTAGAATTGCGGCACAATAAGCAGCGATGGCGTATTAGGCAGACCTGCGTTGTAGGCATTAACACCCCGAGCTAACAAGCACGGAGCATCCTCAACGGTAGCGCCAGCAGCCTTAGCGCCTTCAAGCGCCTTGTAGAACTCCGACTTGTACGCGCCATTGTTGC